CTTCTTATCTTTGGATTTTAGCGGATGCCCTTCTGGTAAAAGATCGGTATCAAACTTTCCGCTTTTATATTTTCCTGTCCTTACAGCTTGCAAGAACACATTGACGCGAGCATAGGCCCATTGATCCGCAGAATTGACGCTAGGACGCACAGAAGCGGGGTTTGTGTTGTAAGCCCCCACGCCTCGACGGAACACCGCCTCCAGCATCCTCTGTGTGACCCTCTTGCCCTTTTTGTCGCCGTGTTTTTCGTTATGGTCTTTGACCTTTTCGGCTAAACCTTTTTTGACCGCCTCCGAGATTTTAATCGGCGCTTTTTCCTCAATCTGCAAATCTTCCATATATGCAGCCAACTCTTGAGCCTTATCACGTTCTTTATCTAGCTCCTTGACCTTGCGAGCCGCCCAACTCTGGCCCTCATCACCGCCCCATAGAAGCCAAGCCACCAAGCCCGCGCTGGGCCACCCAGCCTCGCCCCTGCGGAAGCCTTCCGCTCTTTTGTCTACCTCATGTCTGGAAAAATAACTATGCATTCTGCGGACCGTTCTGGGGCTTAAACGCTCTTTTGATTTTAGCTGATTAGCCCGCGCAACCCCAACCTGAGTTCCACCGCGTCCATATTCCTTGCGAAGATTAAGCCCACGCTCTGCATTTCTCGCCATTGCATCAGTTGGCGTTGTATTTACATCGCTCTCAGCTTTCTCGCCGCCATCGGTTAAATCTTCATATTCCGAGTGTGTATCGCAAGGCATAAACACCGCTTGCCCGTCAACTGTGTGCTGGTGAGTGCCAACGCATCCAATCTCAGAAGCCCGTGCCGATGCTTCCGCTCTGGTTGTGAAAGTGTCCTTGGCTACCTCATTCTTTTTTTTTACTTCGGTTTCGCCGTAGGCTTCTTTCCCAGCATCTTCTGGATCTTGACCTTCATCTTCTGCGATTTCTGGTCCACCCAATGGGAATAAATTTGCAGCGATAAAGACCTCATCTCCCCCGCTGATGGGTTCAAGGCCCAATCTATCACGCGCCTCATTGCGAGAGATAATCCCATCCCTAACCGCCGCAGTAACATTTTCATAAACTCTGCGCCTCCGCTCTGTCATGGCTGGGATGGCGTCAATATCATATGAAATTGAAATATCATCGCCAAAGGCTGGGGCCAGCCATTCGTTTAAATCGCTTTCAATCCTACGCGCCAGAGGAATAATTGTTTCCTCATACAGTGCCAGCCGCGCCTCTTGGACATTCGCATAGGTTTGCGCGTCTGGGATGCCGATAAGCTGCGAAGGAACGCCAAAACAAAGAGCAATATCTTTTGCAGTCATATTTGCTTGGCTCAAGAAATCCATGTCCTTTGGAGACATCCCCATTTCTTTCCAATCAAAATCACCTTCAAGCAACATTGGACGCCCTGCATTGTTTACGCCCTTGAACCTATTCGCCAGATCATTCTGCAACTGATCTCTCTGCCCATCTGTGAGCATCAACCTATTTCCAGAGACATCTGCGGGTTTAAAAACAATAGCGCCAGAGGGCCGCGCACCATTGGCTAAGAGCGCAATGTTATGCTTGGAAACCATGTTGTTCTGATCAATAGACAAAGCCGCTGCGGCCAATGGAGAAAGCCCAAGGTAATCGTCCAGAGGGTTCCAAAGCTTGAAGTGCTTAACCTCTGCTCCTCCCGTTACTGGGTCAGCGGGGTAAGTTTTCACGACCTCAGAGCCAAGCTTGTATTTGTAAGCTTTTGGAATTGAGGTTGAGCTAGGTTCGATTTCTACCCGATCTGGCCGCAATATATGCAATTCACGCGGAACGCCATTTATATCTGATTGTAAAGCGTAAGAGTTCCCAGACAGAAGTAAATATGAATAGAGGCTTTGGAAATATTCAATTCCAGCTTGCAGCGGGTTTGGCCGTTCCAAAAGAGAAATCAGCGGATGGCTTTCAAGCTTTATATCTCCCTGATAAACGCAAAAAGGGATCGAAGCTGCACCGTTAGCGATTTCATTCACGCAACGATAAACAATAGCGTTTTCCTTGTATCCTTCTTGTGCAAAAGTTTTGAAATTATCTTTTTTTGTTCCGCTATATGACGGACCGCTGATATGAACCTGTGGCGCTTCTTTGCGCTCGAAAGACTGCCCGCGCCCCAAAATGGCCGCTATATTGTCCAAAATACCCATCAGCTAATTCTCCAAACAGCTTGACCCGTTGATATGCTTAAATCAGTTAAAGCCCAAACTAAAGCATCCAAACGATCAGGAGACTTTTTTGAAAGTGGGGTGTAACTGGTCATTTGATCCTCAAGTTCCCTAAACTCTCCGCAATGGGAGACTTTCCCTTGCTCATACAAAGCCGCTATCGGCTCCGCTCTCAATATCTTACCCCTTGACGCCCTGACGGGTGTATAAGGAACACTTCTGTCTATAGTTCTTATCACTTTTTCAACCAAATCGCCACCGTTGTTTACTTCTGCAACAATTCTGTCAGCGTTCCAGTGGTGATATGCTTCCACAACGGCTCGCGCCCAAGTATCTGGTGATGCCCTTAAACTCAGATCATCCAAAATATAAAATCTTTCGCCTAATCTGCCCGCGACTATAATTCCCGTTTCATCACTATTTTCTTTTGCGGTCACCGCTGGATCTATAGCGACTACAATTCTTTGAAGCTGCGGAATTTCGTCCTTACTTTGGGCCATTTTAATCATTGGATCTTTCCACAAAGCTCCTTCAACGTCTTTCATATAATCACCCAGCCAAACGTGATTATATTTCGAAATATTTTGAGCCTTAGACCGCGCAGCCATTTCTTTAATGTTCTCGCTGCAAAACGGATTTTCCAGATAATTTACATGAACAAGAACCGCTTGATCATTATCTCTAAAAAATTCCTCGACTGGATCGGTTTCCTTATATGGGTTCCAGCTAAACCAGATTTCGGACCCCTCTTTCCTAATCGTCGGATCTAAAAGCTCAATAGATCGGCTCGACAAAGATTGCGCTTCCTCGCACCAAGCAATATCAAAGCCCTCCAAAGACTTCACGCTGTCGGAAGTATGATCTTGCATACCTTGAAATATTATTATTCCTTCACCAAAAACAGAACGAATACGGTTTTGCTGTATATCAAAATAATGCAGCAATCCCATTGATATAATCTTATCAGCCAAAAGCTGTTTAGACGAAAACTCCAAAGATCTTTGAACTTCCCGAATACATATTGCTTTAGTATCTGGGTTTTCAATCATACGCTTTATCAATATTTCAGCAAAGAAGTGCGACTTTCCAGAGGCGCGCCCGCCTTTTGCCCCTCTATATCTTGGCCGACCACGATCGCCCTCAAATAAAGGACGCGACCATGCTGGATGGGCGAAAGAAATTACACCCTGATCAATCGCTTGATGGTGGCTCAACGAAAAAACTTTCTACTCTTGTGATGATTGGCCCACCGCCCTCACCAGTCAATTCGGCGTTGATCTTTTCTCTTTGTCCAAGATATTGCTTGCCGAGCCAAATTTGCATAGTTGCGTTCCCATTTTCCGCGGCCTTCCATTGAAAGCGGCGAAGGCTCATCTTGCCTTCTGAATTATGCTTTTTATATAGGTCTTCAAAATTTTCGTAATCCCGCTCTTTTAGCCTTCGGTTAAGAGTAGTATCCGACATCCCTAAAATTTCGCATATTTCCGTTTGTGTGCACTGAATACGAACCATGCTTAAAAGCATATTAAAGTCTTGATCTGTAAGTACTTTTGACGGGCCTTTCGGGCCGCGCTTATTCTGTGGCTCCACTTCTTCTGTCTCATGATCCATGATTTTGACCCCCTGCCGTAAACAATACCTTTATAGCATAAATTTTGAATGGTGAAACCACATTGATATACATTGAATTTTCTTTCTCATCCTGACCAGTCTGCTACACATAAAATCATAAATTGGGAGAAACGATATGACCTTAAATGAATATGAGAAGCAATGCTTAGAAGCTGGAACAATCTTTACAGCGGTTCGGATCATAAGCGGGAAAAGATCAAGAAAAGATTTTGACACCATTGAGGCCGCTCAAGAATATGCGGCGCAATTCGATGGTAAGCGCACAATGATTTATGCAGTTACAAAATTTGGAAATTCTGCACATATCTGCAATTTTTAATTGATTTGATTGGAGCGTGGAGGTCGGTGTCGCACCGCCGCTGTGAAATTGGGAAAAAACCATTGCCTACTTTCCACGCCTTTCTCCTTTGTACATTCCAGCGCCAGCTTCGTCAATCGCGCTAAATGGAAGAATAGGCACTGTCAGCCTTTCTTTTGCGTCTTTATTTAAAAAATAAACATATCTAAGCTGAAATCCTTTCTTTGGCTTATACCCAGCTTCACGAAATGGTTTCATTGAAGATGCGCCCGTCTGGGTTATTGATTTCCCTTTGGTCACTGATGTTTTGTTTATTGTTTTATTTTGCTGTCCAAGCCGCAAAGAAAGGTCAGTAGAAACTTCTCCATTTGGAGCCTCCCAAATGCTTGTATTTTTTTTAATTGAAGTAAGATGAAATCCAGCGGCCCTATATATTGTTCCGTCTCCGCACTGCGTCCCATCGCTAAAGCTTATGATCCAATCAATGTGCGGGTAATGTTTTTTGATAAGCCTCATTGCAACGCTAAGGGCACGGCTTTCGCTATTTCTTGGAAGAACCTCAGAAAACGCCATCCTGTTCAATTCAAGAAAAGAGTTCCACTTTGTATCAGCCACAAGCGCTTGGGTTTTTCTTTTGTCTAAAGAAGGGCCAAACTGCATTGCTCCTTCAAGCTTCCCATTCCAAAAAGCACCAAAATGAAGCTGTGAATTTGCTGCAACTTTTCCGCTGTAATGAATTGCCTTTACGACCTTAGTCGCCGCCGCACTTGAAATTGGTTTTATTAAGAGGTTTTTAGCTGAGGCCATTGAAGATCTCACAAATTCTTGAAATGGCGTTGCCGTTACCGTTTTCATTTCCTGTATCAACAAATGGACCCATCTTTTTTGCCTTTTCAATAGCCTCTTTCACTTGTTCAACTTGATCGTCGTGCATTGTGAAAGTCATTTGCTGAAATGGCTCCCTATCCCCATCGTTTAAATCTGGCATTTCTGCCTCTGCATCACTGTCGAAATTTAATGCTTCAAGGTCATCTGGGGAAAATCCCACAAGATCCATTTCAAAATTTAAATCAGAAAGATCATCAAGCTCAATTCTTAAAAGCTCCATATCCCAGTCAGAATTTAAGGCCAGTTTATTATCTGCTATAACGTAAGCTCTCTTTTGCGCTTCCGTCCATCCAACAGCGGTCATTGTTGGAACTTCATCAATACCAAGCCGCTGCGCCGCCAATAATCGTCCGTGGCCCGCTATAATCCCACCATCTGGATCAACTAATATTGGATTTGTAAACCCCCACTCGTTAATGCTCGCCGCTATTTGTGCAACCTGTTCATCGCTATGAGTTCGGCTATTTCTGGCGTATGGAACTAAAGCAGTAACTTTTCTTTTCGTGATTTTATCAGCGGGCCAGTTTCCCAATTTTATTCTCCCAATTAAAAAAGCTCCCCTATCGCAGGGTATATCCTAGCCAAGGGGAGCCAGTTTGTGAGGCAAAGGCGAATAAGCCCTCACACCTAACCATAGCGAAATATTTTTATTTTCCAAACCCAAATTTTTTCATGATGCTATCAGCCGCTTTTCTTCTGGCCTTCATATCCTCGCTGGATATTTTCGGCCTATCCTCAGAGGCAATGTAAGGCTGTTTTATGGGTGGCAATCGTTTTATGCGCTCTCCTCTGGCCTTTATGATCATTGCCTTTATATGGCCCTCATGCGGCCTTCTGTTGGGCGTTTCCGAAAGGTGTCTTTTGCAAGCGGCGTCGATTTCATCCATTTCATAATCTTCTAAAGCCTCCACCCACCCAGTATAAATTTCTTTGCGAATAACTGGATCAAGATTTGCCTCATAGAAACGGGCCAGCATTGATTTGCATTTGATTACGATAAGCGCTCTATGCTTTCTGCGCTCATCGTTTGACATAACTGTGGTTTTTAAAGCTGGCAGCATTTAGAAGTTCCCCGCAATATCATTGACCATTCCCCGAAATTCTACGTCAACTTCCTTAGAATTATTTTCGATCTCATCGCTCCATCTTTCATCTTTCAACCATTTATTGGGGTGCGGAATGTATTTCTTATCTTTGCCCTCTACGCTTTGAGCGTATTCCTTGGCCCCGTCCATAATATCTTGGAGCCTATGCTTCTGGCAAGCTTTTGCAAACTGCTCTTTTGCAACAGCCTTTTTGACCTTCCTTGGGTAAATTTTCCAAAAAGCCTCGAAGGCAATAGCCACAGAATACACTGGTTCTATTCCAAGGTTATTTATTACAAGGTTATGGTTGTCCAATTTTTTGACATCCCCATGTAAAGATTTTTGACATGGGTTGTCCAAATTTTTGACATGGGTGGGAGACTTTGAAAGATCAGTTAGTAACAACTCATAGGCATTCGCGGTCTTTGAGTTATTCTCACGAACCCTTGAGGATTTTCTAATTAACCCCGCATCTTCCAAAGATTTAATATTGTTGATTATTGATTGCCGAGACATTTCGCATAGATCCGCGAGCCTCTTGTGGCTTGGGAAACAATCCCCCGTTTCTCCATTGTGATGATCTGCAAGCCAGTAAAGAACGATCTTTGCGGATGGCTTCAACCCTTTTTGCTTCATTGCAAGGGCAGTCATAAAATGTGACATATATATCCTCCATTGATTTAATGGAAGGGATGCCCTACCTTGCGGCTGGGGTGCGACACATCCCTCCTCCATTTTTACTTGGCGCTGGTTTTTTAATCAGCGCCTTTTTTCTCTATCTGACAACAACCTCAATGTCAACTTTGAATAACCAAAAAGATATATGCTCCCCATGGCGACCTACATATGGTAGCATGTCTTTTGTATCTACATAGATCTTCCTAGAGCCTACTGTATATAGATAGAGCCATATAGGTCCATATATGTCTATTATGACCATACCGTATATAGAGTAGGATTTACCTTATTCAAAAATGAAATATAAAAAGATAAAAAAATAATCTTGAAAAAGAAGATTAATGCCATTACGTTGGTGATTATAAAAATGGAGAAAAAAATGTCACACCCCACCCCTGCCGCTATTAAAGCGGTTTTAGTGGCCGATATTGCAAAGCATACATTGGCTTTATTTGAAGAATTGGACGCTGGTAAAATTACTTATGCGCAACTTCTTTCAAAAACGTTTCCCCCATGTGCGGCCTCATTTATTGAGGAAGCAATCAACAAAGCTTGCAGGGATTATGACGCGCAGATTTTAAAGGCGCAATCATGAAAATTCACGCATCAGAATTGACATATTTGTCTGAAATTTTATCCGAATACAAAGACGATCTCGAAACATTTTGGGATACGCTTGATGGCGAAACGAATGTCATGGATATGGTTGGGTCTGGCTTGGAGGATCTTGTCACCGCAGAAGGCGACGAAGCAAAGCTTGATCATATAATACTGAAATATACGCAGCGCCGTGATGCTGTTAGATCGCGTAAAGAAGCAATTAAGAGATCTTTAAAAATTATATTGCTGGCAACGCAACAAAAGAAAATACCTCATTCGCTTGCCACAATAACTCTGCGGGAAGGATCTCAAAGCGTTCTTATTGACGATCAAACAAAGATCCCAACCCAACTCTGCAAAACAACTTTAACGCCTGACAAGGCTGCAATTAAAAAATTGCTTCAAGCGGGCGAGGTTATCGACGGGGCCGTTCTGAACACGGGGCCACAATCTATTAGCATAAGGATGAAATAATGAGCGAAGCAGTTAAAGCCTTAATCAAGGCACAGGATGAAATGGGAACGCCAAACAAGGACAGCGTGAACCCTCATTTTGGAAATAGGTATGCAAGCCTTCAATCGGTTTTCAAGGCTGTAATGCCCGCCCTGCAATCCAATAGCTTTGCTCTTGTGCAACGCGCTGGAAAAGATGATCTTGGACATTTTGTAGAAACGTCTTTCCAGCATGTCACGGGCCAGAGCTTTGAGAGCCGTGTTTATTTGATAATCGACAAAAACAATATGCAAGGCTTCGGAAGCGCCATGACTTATGCGAAGCGTTACGGGCTTCTGGGGCTGGCTGGAATAGAGCCTGATGAAGATGTGAGTGATGATGATGGCAACAAAGCATCAAATCCACCCGCGAAAAAGCCACAAGAAAAGCCACAAGAAAAGCCACAAGAAAAGCCCAGCGCATCCAAAATAAGAGATGGGTTGATTTCTTGGATCAAATCAAAAAAGCCCGAAGTTTTGCGGGATAGAGAGATTGAGCTTGAAAGCAAGATTTTTGCTTTGGAGCAAATGGACAAGCCAAAAGGCTTGGAGGTGCGTCAAGCACTAAAACTGGCAATAGGAGAATAAGCCATGAAAGAAGTAAATGTTCAAATCGAAAAAGGTATTCCAATGCCCGAAGCCAAAAGAACTGGGGCAATGGTAAAAATTCTGGAGCAAATGGAAGTTGGCGACAGCTTCATTGCAACGGATCAGGTGAAGTTTAATTCACTTTATCAAACAGCGCGGCGGCTAAATATGTCGGTTGCCAAGCGCGAAGTCGAAGGCGGTGAAGTCAGAATTTGGAGAACCCAATAAATGAGAAATATCACCGTTGCGGGTAATGTTGGACAAGACAGCACTATTCGCCAAACCAAATCGGGTAAAAGTGTCCTTGGGTTTTCAGTCGCAGTTAAAGCTGGCTGGGGCGAAAATGAACACACCATTTGGTTCAACTGTTCATTGTGGGGGGTGAGAGGCGAACGCCTTTCCTCCTACATAAAAAAGGGAACTTCTGTTTGTGTTAGTGGGTCATTCGATACCCGCGAATATGAAGGAAGAACCTACATGGAAATTGAAGTTTCAGAAGTGACGCTTCAAGGGCAAGCCAAATCACAAGAAGGAGGGCAAGGTTACAATCAAGGGTCAGAGACAAGCGGACACTCTGATTTTCCAGATGATGAAATTCCTTTTTAGAAAATCATCACCCGCAAAAAAAATAACTCCGAGAATGGATGGAAAAATGGATTTTGAAATTATAGACGAAATTCTGCCCTTAGCAGAAAGAAGAACTGGATCAAGCGTTAAGCTTCAAAGCGGCAAAGCTCCCGCATTAACGTGTTACATAAGCGCACAACTTTTAAAGCGAGCAAAAATAGTCGTTGGTGACAGGCTTATATTTCAACTCGCAAAACGTGCAGATGGACAGGAGTTTTTATTGGTAAGAGCCGCATCTGAGGGTTACGCGCTTTTAAGCACAAAAAGCAAAAAATCCTGTGCTGATATGAAGGGTTCATATGGACGCGGCTTGGTAAAAACAACTCAAATAAAAGAATGGATGATTGACCATTTTTCTGATCGTAAAAATTACGAAGATGATGAGGTTCAAGTTGGAACTGGCGTTATTGGGTTTCCAATAAGAAAGAAAAAATCATCTGGCCTTTTTGGCGGCTAAATTAAGAAGGCGGCGGGGCTGTCTCGCCGCCAATAAACTGGAGGAATAAAAGTGCCATACACTGATGAAAAAATTGGGTATCAAAAAAACGATGCAAGCAAAGAGGCCGCGAGCTTCAACAAAAATGGTAAAATCACGATCCGCGAGCAAGTCTTAGAGCTTTTCCATCAGCGCAAAGAATTGACTGTGGAGCAAGTTTCCAAAATCATGAACCGCGCAGAAATTTCAGTTCAACCCAGAATTAGCGAATTGAAAAATGCGGGCCTTGTTGCCGATAGCGGAAAAAAGGCTATGGGAAAGTGGGGAACATCAATTACGATCTGGAAGCTTGTTTAAAGATCATGGCAAGCGAAAAGCCAAAGATAACCGTTGTTTTGAAAGATGGGCAGTTTCAGCCCGTAACATCCTATGACGCGCAGCGGTTATCTGAATTTCCGAACAATCAAATTTTTGATCTGGCCGAGGTGTCTCAAAGATCACCAGAGCATCATAAGCTTTACTGGTCAATCCTTGGGGCTGTTGTTCGATCAACAGGCAAGTGGGCAACCTCTGATCACTTGCACAAAGAATTAAAAATGATCTGCGGCTATCACCAGCGGATCATCAGCGAAATCACAGGAGCAATTTTTTACGTTCCCGACAGCATCGCTATGTCAAAAATGAACCAGCAAGATTTCAATGTTTATTTTGAAACGGCTATGATGAAACTGGCCGAGGCAATCGGTCAAGATCCAATGGAGCTTTTGAATGAGTGATATTCCCAGAGCGCGACAAATATTGGAGCATCTCCTTGATGAAATGGCAACTGGTAGATCTGATCGAATGTTCGTTAGAGCATCAGTTCAAGCTGCCTTGCGCCACATGGTCCGAAAAAAACACAAAACGCAAAAAGCAAATGCAACTGCAAACCCAATCACCGCAGAAATAAGGGACAAGGTTTTGCGCTCCCATATGCAAGACCCCTCGATTAGCACAAGGGAATTAGCAGAAAAATTCAATGTAAATCAGGGTAGAATTTCTGAAATCATCGCGGGAGATTACGATTTTTTGGTAAATAAAAAATGACCCGTCAGATTTTTAGAAACTTACATGAGCCATGCCGCAAGTGTGGTGCGGCTCCAAAAGAAAACTGCAAACACAGCAATTCAAAGGAAAATGATGTCAAACCTGATGAAGAAGCCGCCCCTTGGGTTAAAGAAGCCAAAGAATAAAAAAGATATTGGTTTTTTGATGTGGATCAGGGAACAAAAGTGTTGCGTTTGTCAGCGCTTTGGAGAGGTGCAACAAAGCCCCACGCAAGCCCACCATCCAATTCATGACAGGTTTGGAACCACTAAAGTTGCGGATGGACGATCAATTCCGCTTTGTGAGGGCCACCATCAGGGGATGTTCGACACAAGCAAAATAGCGCTGCACAGGGAGCCAAAGCTGTGGCGGGAGACCTATGGGCCAGATTGGTCTTATTCTACCCCTGATCCCATTGAATTTTAACTCTGGTATGCGGTTCTTGATCGACATCAACATAGCGCTTGAACGCTGAAACGTGCCAAACCTGATGATCATCATGCCAAACAATCCCATTGCAGCCATCAAGGATTGATTTGATAAGATTGTCCACATCGACCCGCTTGGGGATTTGAACGCCCGCCTGACACTCAAGAACCTGTTTTTTGCTGTAAGACTTTGGGATTTCAAAACATGATGTCACGATGACGCTCATGCGCCGCTCTGATGGTTTCAGCCTTTGCTTTGCCATCTCAGCCCAAGCTGAATTTCGCACCCTTGTTTCGTATTCTTTTGTTTTTGCTGGGGTATAAACGCGCCCTGTTTTCGTGAACCTTGGGCGACCTTTGCCAACTGGGGTTCCAGAAACAACAAATTCACATATTTTTACAGTCATAAAAACCCTGATCTTGTTTTGCAAAACATACAGCGGAAATAAAATCTGTCAAATTCAACATTAATCGTAAATAATTTGTTGACATATATTTTGATTTCAAATACACAAAAATCATAAGGAGGAAGAAAAATGCCATACATCGAAAATCATGACCGTTATGAAGCCGCAATCAAGCGCCGCATTCGGGCGAATGCAAACACAACTCGCTATAGAAACTGGATTGCTGCGAATGATGATGCGCTTGAAATCAGAGATTTTATAGATGGCAAGTGCTACGAAGCCAGAACAAGAGGGTTTTGGCATGATATGCAAGAAGCCATCGTAAAGTGGGGCGCTCTTACTGAGGGTCAAACTCTAGCGGTTCGTAAGATCATTGCTGATGATGCCAAGCGCCGCGCTGAGTGGGCCGCTAGGGATGCTGGAAGCGAATATGTAGGCAAGGCTGGAGAGCGCCTAGATTGGGATCTGACAGTCAACCATGTTGTGAGCTTAGAGGGGCAGTGGGGATATACTTATATTAACATCTGCAAGGATGCTGATGACAACGTGATCATTTACAAAGGCTCCAAGAAATGGGGCAAAGGCGAAAAGATTTCATGTGTCGCCCGCATCAAAGAACACAAGAAATATGATGGTGTAAAGCAAACTTACATCACTCGCCCAACGATAAAATAAATCAAAGGGGCTTCGGCCCCTAGATGTAAATAATTTGTTGACATAATGATTTGCCTAGCGTAAAACATAATTAAACAAACGGAGGAAAAAATGATCAGGCTTAAAAAGATCGCAGCGGCCAAGTGGAACGGAAACGGCCTTGGTAATTCGGCGGCTGATTGGTGCGTT